GAAAACAGCCTTGCCTCGCTCCCGTTCGGCCGACTGAGCTGGCCGAACGGGAGCGAGGCAAGGCTGTTTTCGGGCGACAATGCCGATGGCCTGAGAGGGCCGGAGCACGACTTCGCCTGGGCGGACGAGCTGGCAAAGTGGCGTCAGGCGGGAGAGGCGTGGATGAACCTGCAGTTCGGGCTCAGGCGTGGGGCAAGGCCGCGATCACTTGCGACTACGACGCCGCGGCCGATGGAGCTGCTCAAGCGGATCAAGGAGGAGCGCTGGACCGTGACCACGCGAGGCCGGACGAGCGACAATATCAATTTGGACGAAAGGGTGGTCGAGGTGCTGACCGCGACCTACGGCGGGACGCGGATCGGGGCGCAGGAGCTCGACGGCGAGCTGCTCACGGACGTCGAGGGAGCGCTGTGGCCGCGGGAGGTGATTGAGCAGGCGAGGGTGGACCAAATCCTCCCCGGAACGGGGAGGTGGCAGGCCGGAGGCCTGACGGAGGGGGCGGCGTGCCAAACGGAGACCCCCCTCCACCATGCTGCGCATGGTCCCCCTCCCCGTCCCGGGGAGGAATTCGACCGCATTGTCGTCGGGGTCGACCCGCCGGCGGGCGCTTCGACGAGCTCAGGACAGGCGCGGGGAGGCGACGCGTGCGGAATCGTCGTTGCGGGGTCGCGGGAGGGCAGGCTCTACGTGCTTGAGGATGCGAGCGTGCGCGGGCTGTCGCCCGAAGGCTGGGCGAGCCGCGTCGCGGCGGCGGCGGCGCGGTGGGACACGACGCTCGTTGTCGCCGAGGCTAATAACGGCGGGACGATGGTCGAAAGCGTCCTGAAAGCCGCGGAACTCGGGCTGAAGGTGCGGCTGGTGCACGCCTCGCGCGGCAAGTGCGCGCGGGCCGAGCCGATCGCGCTCAAGTTCGAAACGGGCAAGGCGTTCTTTGCCGGTGAGTTCCCGGAACTGGAGGCCGAGCTCGGCGGCATGATCGCCGGCGGCGGCTACGAAGGGCCGGGGCGGTCGCCCGACCGCGCCGACGCGATGGTGTGGGCGCTGACGGTACTCAGCGAGACGCGGTCAGGGCTGCCGCGGGTGCGGAGGTTGTGAATCTCGCGGTACCGTCGATAGACGGACGAGATGGCCGCACGTTAAAAGCGCTTGGAAAAGATGCGCGCCAATCCGCGGGATTGGACGAAAGAAGATGTGAAGTCGCTATGCGACAGCTTCGACATTGCATGTGAGAAGCCGAAGGGGACCTCACATTTCACTGTGTCTGATCCGAGACAGCGCGAGATACTTACTGTGGTCGCGGCGAAACCGATTAAGCAAGTATATATCAAAAAGCTTGTAGCCTTTGTGGATGCAGTGCAGGCTGCGCGCGCAGCTCCTAAGGGTGACGGCGAATGAGGCCTGAGGACTACGAAGTTGTAATCAGCCACCTCGCCGAAGAGGACGGGGGAGGCTATCTTGCTACTGTGCCGGAACTCCCCGGTTGCATGTCCGATGGCGACACCCAGGAGCAGGCACTTGCAAGCGTGCGGGATGCCATCACTGCATGGATTTCGACCGCGCAAAAGATGGGTCGCACCGTTCCGGAGCCGCGATTGGCGCACGTCTAACGCTGCAATTGAAGTACGACTGATCGGATCAAGTGAGGGCCCTTAGCGGCCCTTTTTCTTTAGGAGCGAGCATGGGGTGGTGGTTCGGGCGCAAGAGCGCGCCGGCGGACGTGAGGCCGTTTGTGCCTGCGTGGCTGCGCAACGATGCAGCGGAGGAGGGGTTCGCTCGCTCCTATGAGACGCAGTTCGACGAGGTGTACCGGCGCAACCCGGTCGGCCAGCGCGCGGTGCGGCTGGTCGCGGGGATGCTCGGCGGGCTCACGATCGACGGGCCGTCGACAAGCTCAGGACAGACTGCGGTCGCGCTGGTCAAGGCGAGCGGGCTGCTCGAGGGCATCACCGCGAGCCTGCTGCTCCAGGGCAATGCCTATGTGCAGCTGATCGCCGGCGCCGACGACCAGCCGCTCGAGTTGTGCCCACTCCGGCCCGAGCGGGTGCAGGTGGTCAGCGACGAGCGCGGCTGGCCGGTGGGTTATTTGTACCGCGCCGGCGCGCGGGCGACCCGCATCAATCGCCTCGACCCGTTCGGCCGCATCCAGTTGGCGCACATCAAGGCGCTGCACCCGCGCGATGATCATTACGGCATGGGCTGCATCGAAGCGGCGATTGCCGCGGCGAGCGTGCACAATCGCGCCAGCCGCTGGAACAAGTCGCTGCTCGACCAGGGCGCGCGCCCGAGCGGAGCGCTGAGCTACGAGCCGGCCGATGGAAGCGTGATGTCGGCCGAGCAGTTCAAGCGGCTGAAGGAGGAGCTGGCGAGCGAATTTTCGGGCAGCGGCAATGCCGGGCGGCCGATGCTGCTCGAGGGCGGGCTCAAGTGGCAGGCGCTGAGCCTGACGCCCGCGGACATGGATTTCGTCGCGCTCAAGGAAGGCGCGGCCCGCGACATCGCGCTGGCGTTTGGAGTGCCGCCGGTGCTCGTCGGGCTGCCGGGCGACGCGACCTACGCCAATGCGCGCGAGGCGGGGCGGGCGCTCTATCGGCAGACGATCCTGCCGATGGCGGGCAAGATATTGGACGCACTCGGCGCGATGCTGAGCGACTGGCTGGGGCCGGTGAGCCTCAGCGTGGACACCGACCAGATCAGCGAGCTCGCGGAGGATCGAGCGGCGCTGTGGCAGGCGGTCGGAAGCGCGAGCTTCCTCAGCGATGCGGAGAAACGCGAGATGCTCGGGTTCAAGGGCGTAAGCCCCACCCCCGACCCCTCCCCTGAAGGAGAGGGGAGGTGAGCGGCGATGCGTTGCTCGCGACGCTGCTGGCGCAGAGCGAAGCGCGCGGGGTGGATCTGGTGACGCTGCGCGCGCTGGTCGAGGAATCGAGCCAGGCGGGGGCGCGGCGGGCGCTGGCGTCGCTCGGCCTCGACGACGAGCGCGCGCGGCGGGACATGGACGAATTGCGCGAGCTGCTGTCGGCGTGGCGGGATGCGAAGCGGACGGCATGGCGCGCGGTGGTGGGGTGGCTGGTGCGGATTGCGCTGGCGCTGGTGCTGATCGGGATCGCGGTGCGGCTGAGGCTGACGGATCTGGTGGTTTCGTGAGCGTGCCCCACCCCCTGACCCCCTCCCCTAAAGGAGAGGGGGGACTTCGCTTCGCGGGATACGCGGCGGTGTTCGACCGGCCGGACCGGGGCGGGGACATCATCCGCAAGGGCGCGTTCGCAGCGGCGCTGCAGCGGGCGGGGGAGGTGCCTTTGCTGTGGCAGCACAAGGTGGGCGCGGTGATCGGCAGGGTCGACCATCTGAGCGAGGACGAGCGAGGGCTGCGGGTGATCGCGTCAGTGGCGAATGGGCGCGTGTCGCGGCTGCTGGAAGCTAGGAAAGTGGACGGCCTCAGCTTCGGCTATCGCGTGCGCGAAGCGAAGAGTGCGGGCGGCTATCGCGAGCTGGTCGAGCTGGACCTGGTCGAGGTCAGCCTCGTCGCCAACCCGATGCAGCCGAAGGCGCGGGTGCATGCGGTCGAGCGAGGAGATGTTTAGCGGGCGTCGGGCATGCGTTGCTGCATCAAGCGAGCGAATCGGTCGAAGTGCGGGTCGGCGGCAGCGCGTTCGGTGCAGGCTTTGAGTGGTTCTTTGTAGGCAACCGGGTTCAGGCTCATCGCCTTGATGATGGCATCGCCGTGGTCCGCAGGATCGGGCGTGTTGGCGTGATCATGATCCCATTTGGCGCTGTACCACTGTTCCATGATGAACAGACCTTGCCGTGCTTTGTCGGGAGCACCTTGAACCTTAGCGACCTCGCGGAAGACGCGGAACGTGATGGCGCAGTCGTAGTCGTTGTTGGGATCGACGGTTGCGGCATCGGCCTTGGCACAGCCGGCAAGCGCAAGGGCAGCGATCAGGCAGGTCGCATGGATACGCATCGGAACCTCCGCACGCGATTATGAGTGATGTGCGCTTAAGATGGTCTAAATTGCTGGAAGCGGCCTGATCGCGAATCCGGCGGGGTCACGGCGCGGGTGCATGCGCTAGAAAGTTGATGAACGACCAGAATTCTCGCGGATCATACGATAAACGTCTCTTGCACGCTCAATGCCGAAAAAGCTCGTCGAAACGATCATCGACGGGACCCACAAATTGAGTCCGCTGTATCTGTTGATCGTGGAAAAGCCCTCGTTCTGAAAGGCGATTGTCCCTGTGCCGTCGCTGCGTTCGTTTAGTTCGAGCTTGGGAAGGTGGGCGAGATCGAGCGAAGTCAGCTTCGACCGGCGCAAAAAGAGGGCGCGCTGATCCGTAAGTGCGTAGCT